ATACTGCTACTGCTACTGCTACTGCTACTGCTACTGCTACTGCTACTGCTACTGCTACTGATAACGATATTAGAGAATAGGATTATAAATATATAAATGAAACTCCTCATTAAGAAGTTATCACCCGATGCTATCGTCCCTACCCGCGCTTCACCTGGTTCGGTTGGGTATGACCTATACAGTACGGAGACGATGAGCATTGGTGCCCATGAGAGGGGTATTGTGAGTACTGGTATCGCCGCGACTATCCCCATGGGAGTATACGGACGCATCGCCCCTCGTTCAGGTCTCGCTGTGAAGCATGGTATCCAGACTGGTGCAGGGGTCATCGACCCTGATTACACGGGGGAACTCAAAGTTATTCTGTTTAATCACGGGACTGAAAAGTTCGATATTAAACAGGGGGATAGAATCGCCCAACTTATTTTAGAAAAGTGTGAGACACCCCTCATCGAGGAGGTGCAAGAAATCAAGGATACTCAAAGGGGTACCAAGGGTTTTGGTTCTTCGGGGTGTTAGACTCCAGTGGCACACATGGTGTACAGAAGCCTCGCCTGAAAATAGTTGAGCAAAAGGGCGACCAGTAGAGGGACGTTCTGAACCGCGAACCGTTTTTGATACACAGCGGTCCCGAGGGTCCCGACGAACGCGATGACGGCGATGATAGACACGACCTGAAAATAAGTGCAGTACTTTTTATGTTCCTTGAACTGTGTAAACATTTACAATAGACTAATATTAATTTCCAAATGCAACACCAGCCATACCATTCTTGACTCTCAGAATGTTATAGTTGACTGCGTAGACCCTAGTGATGTTAGAACCCCCACCACCACTGGGGGACTTGAGGGACAGCTTGGCGTTATCGATACGCGAAAAGTTGAGGGTACCGGAGGGTTGCGACTTGTTCATGTTCAAGCACAGGGGCCACGTGTACAGGGGGGCAGAATCGAGCGTCGACGCGGGCAGATTGGATGCGTGCATCTCGGGAACCACGTTATGATGGAAAGTACTGGACATGTCCTCGAAGAGGGGGTTACCGTTGATGTACATGGTGGCGGTGTCGAACGTGTACAGGTCGGCCCACGAGGTACCGTTGACAGCGGAAGACACGAGGTGGATAGCTTTGACGGGGTGGTTAAAGTACGTGAGGTCGATGTCCACGTCAGTGTTATTCATGGGTTGATATTGGACCTGTGTGATGAGAAGTTCGTGTTCAGTCTCGACGAAGTGGCTGCGTTCCTCTGTGTCGAGGTACACGTAGGTCCCGTACACCTTGGGGGTCGCGTCGGGTGTGAAGCCCGCGCGGCACTTGATTCGAATCTCGACGGCGTGGTACTGGAGACCGACGAGGGGTAAAGACTTTGTCCAATCTTCGCTGAAGAAGAAGGGGATCATATAATAGTTTGAACCGGCCCCCTCCACCGCACTCGCCTTGGCGTTGTCACTAATCTCTCCGGTCGTAACGGTGCACGTCGTCTTCGCAGAGTTATCTTTATAAAGGATGTTATGAACACCTTGAATGAAAAAGGCGTCGAGCTTACACACCTCCTGACCACCGATGCACAGGCTAAACTCAGTGGTATCAGTCTGCCCCGAAGAGAAGAGACCGTTCGTGTTCCCGAGAACGTTTGAAATGTTGGGGGCCTCGATCCACATATAGCTGAGAAGGTCACCCTTGGAGCGGACGGGAATCATGACTTCATTGCCGGCACCGAAAGTACCGATATAGTCCATACGTTCGGGCTTAATGGCAAAGTTCGTGTGACGCTTATAGTTTTGACGGAAGAAAGAAACTTGGGGGTCACCCGTGATGTAGGCATCCTGGGCACCCTTGGCAACGAGATCAATCAACGCTGCAGACATTTACTAATAAAAGATATTAAAAATTGGCCGCTATGACGAAGTAAGTGAAGATGGTACAGTTTCAAGTACTCACCTGGGATTCTTGTGACGAAGATGAGGAACATATTATCAGAATTTTCGGGAAGACCCTCACCGGTAAATCCGTATGTGTGATGACCTCATTCACACCTTATTTTTTCGTCAAGATACCAAGGGGTACCCTCAAAGATGCTATGGTCACCTGTATCGAAAATGCTTGTCCAGATGTTATTGTTAGGTGCGATGTTGTTAAAGCCAAAGATGTTTGGGGTTTTCAAAACGGTGAAGAATGTTTGTTTCTTCAGATATTCTGCTACAATCTCACTATGCGGCGACGATTGGGTTACAGGCTTCGTAAGCCAATCCGGGGCCTGGATAAAAAATTAAAAATATACGAATCGAATGTTGACCCAGTCCTCCGTCTCATGCATCGCACAGGTATCCAGTCCACTGGGTGGGTAGATACATCGGGCGCTGAATGTTCTCGCACCTTTCATACCACCACGGATATTGAATTATACTGTAAAGAGTGGAAGGACCTAAAACCTATGGAGACTACTGATATCGCACCGTTCGTGGTTGCCTCTGTGGATATCGAGTGTTACAGCTCCACTGGGAAGTTCCCCGACCCTGTTGTTCCTGGGGATGCGTGTTTTCAGATTGCTATTTCCCTTGTACATTTCGGAACCGATGAACCCTATGATAAAACCTGTCTATGTTTCAAGAAAACTGATACCAACCTCGATGGATGCACCATCAAAAGTTTTGATACTGAGCGTGAGATGCTCATGGCATACACTGAGTATTTACATGCAAATGATGTAGATATTATCACGGGGTGGAACATCTTTGGGTTTGATTTAGAATATATGATGGAACGTGCGTTATTGAATAAGTGCCCCCTAGAATTTTTCGATATGAGTAAAATCAAGGGACATACATGCAACCTGTTGCGTAAAAAGTTATCATCGAACGCTCTCGGTGATAATCAACTAAAAATTATCCCCACCCCTGGTCGTTTTATTTTTGATATGTTCCATGAAGTCAAAAGGGAGTATAAACTTGACTCTTATAAACTTGATAATGTTTCAAAACTCTATCTCGGTGACCAAAAAATCGACATGTCCCCCAAAGAAATGTTCGCTCGATTCATCGAAGGAGACCCAGTGAAACTTCGACAGGTGGCTGAGTACTGTATCAAAGATACCCTCTTACCCCACAGACTCTTGACAAAATTGAGTACGCTCATGAACCTCTTAGAGATGGCAAAGGCCACGTGGGTCCCACTGAATTATCTTGTAGAGCGCGGTCAACAGATTAAGGTGTTCAGTCAGCTCACGAAAAAAGCGCGGGAGATGGGATACAAAGTGCCTACTTTCGACTATGGATATACGGATACTACGGGCTATGAAGGGGCGACGGTGCTCGATGCACAAGCGGGTGCCTATTATACACCAATCACAGCCCTAGATTTCGAGGGGTTATACCCATCCATCATGATGGCCCATAACCTGTGTTATTCTTCACTCGTGATGGATCCTAAGTATGACAATCTTCCTGGGGTGACCTATGAAAGGTTTGGTAATCATACGTTCGCCCAAGGTGTCCCAAGTCTTTTGCCCAGTATTCTGTCTGAGCTTAAACAATTTCGTAAGCAGGCCAAAAAGGATATGGCCATGTCGACTGGAGCGACCAAACAGATGTTCAACGGTAAGCAATTGGCGTACAAGATTTCTATGAACTCTGTGTACGGTTTCACTGGTGCCTCCAGAGGTATGCTACCGTGTGTTGCTATAGCATCCACTGTAACCATGAAGGGTCGAGGTATGATTGATGATACAAAAACATACGTGGAGAAGAACTTCCCGGGTGCAAAGGTAAGATACGGTGACACGGATTCAGTCATGGTAGAGTTTGATGTTGGTGACCGCAAGGGGCAAGAGGCGATCGAGTACAGTTGGGAACTCGGTGAGCGCGCGGCCGCGGAGTGCAGCAAACTTTTCAAGGCGCCCAATAACCTGGAGTTGGAAAAGGTCTATTGTCCGTATTTCCTATACTCCAAAAAACGGTACGCTGCCAAGTTGTGGACCAAGGGTAAGGATGGAAACATGAACATGGACTACATTGACGTGAAGGGTCTGCAACTCGTGAGGCGTGACAACACCCCACATGTTCGCGAGGTCTGCAAAGAACTCTTGGACGTTGTGTTGGAAAGTAACGACACGGTGGCTCCCAAGGCGCTCGCGAGGAAGCGGGCCGTAGAACTATTGGAGGGTGAGGTCTCCAACGAGAAGCTTGTTCTTTCTCAGCAGTTGGGGGATTCTTACAAGTCTTCAAACTTGGCACACGTGAGGGTCCGTGACAAGATGAAGCTGAGACAACCTGGTTCAGAACCACAGTCTGGGGACCGAGTTCCCTATATCCTCCTCGACACAGGTGACCATAGGGCGAAGGCTTTTGAAAAGTCTGAGGACCCCGTGTACACGAAGGAGAAGGAACTCAAGGTGGATTATGTGTATTATTTCAAGAATAAGTTTTTAAATCCCGTGTGTGACCTTCTAGAACCCCTGTTCACCAACCCAAAAGAGGAAATATTCGGCGATCTCATCCAGAGTACGAAACCACAGAAGAAGCCAAGGGCACCTAAGACGCCGAAGGGGCCAAAGAAAAAACAATTGTTGGTCAGTGATATATTTAAACAAGAGACGCCATAGTAATATATGGGTATACCTGAAAAGGTGACACTTCTGATTGAATCAGAAGTTGATAAACAGACACATGAAAGGCTGTGTGCAATGGTAGAAAAGGTTTCAAAGTTGTATTCGGTACCATTGAAAATAGCTCGTAGAGACTTATTGGGGGATGGGTATTGTATGGGGGTGAAAAGAAGTGGGAAGTTATGTACGAATAAAATAGCCAAGGATGGATACTGTCT